TCTGCGAGAGCGTCCCCAAGGTGATGCCTTCGGGTGCGATGTACCGCTGGTAGAGGTCGAACACTATCTCCGTCATGGTCTTGTTCGCATATGACACGTTCGCCACCCTTCTCTGCAGGATGGCGTTTCCGTTGAGGCAGTTCAATGAATAGACCCTCTGCTCGAATGGTGACGAGTACGCTGGCGTGGCTGGTATCCCCAAGACCCCCAAGAACAGCCTGTCGGAAGGCTCTCCATCCGTCAACAGCTCTATGACATCCCCTGCCCTCGGTATCGGCTGGCTCTCCACAAGAACCGAAAGCGTTGTGGATGTGGGATTGCCCACCTTCTCGGACACCCTCCAGTTGGAGATCCCCTTGTATTCAACTCCGTTTATCTTGACCCTCATATCAGCCCCTCAGCACGAACTGGCTTGCGTTGTCTATGTTCCTCAGGACGGCGATGCCCAACTGCGTGCCGTCAACCTCTATGACCGCCGACAATTGGTTGTTGATGTTCAGCGGTGAAAGCCTCTGCGTGTCCATCGAGAGCGGTGCTGAAGCCATCTGCTCGACACCGTACATACCGCCGTATCGTCTGAACTTCTCGGCATCCATCCTGTCAAGAACCATCTCGCCTCTGTGAAGCCTCGCAGGGAAATCGTCATATGGGATGTAGTCCTTTCCTATGAGAAGCGAATCCGCATAGCCGTCAATCGAACCAGCCGCAATGAAAGCCGCCACAGAACCAGCGGTCAAAGCCGCCGCCCCTGCCCAGTTCAGCGAGAACCCTGCGATCACCGCCCTAGCTGCCATCTCCTCCGCCAAGGCACGGACTATGGAAGCCAATGCCTTCAATGCGGTCTTGCCGAGATTTGTCCAAGCATCGTTTCCTTCCACAAGGTCTTTGCCTAGCTGATACATGGCATCGCCTGCCATCCCTGCAAATGCAAGCGTGGCAGACTTCAAGGCTTTGACCTTGTCCTCTGTCGTGGAGAATCCGTTGTCCAGTTCATGTAAAAGAGAAGTGATGGCAGAGCCGAGGTTTTGAGTCATCGCTCTGCTTGCGTTCTCTATCTCGGCATTGACCTCAAGATGCTTCTGCCTTCTGAAGTCCTCAGCCTGCTCCTCTGCCTTTGCCCATGCGTCCGCATTGCCCTTCCTTTCCGAATAGGTCTTGCTCTCAAGGGTCTTTATGTAGTCGGAGGTTTCCTTCTCCTGCTTCTGTATCTTCTTGTTCTTCTCTGCGTTAAGCTGTTCCTGCTTGTTGGCGTATATCTGCTTCAGCTTGGTTATGTCGAGTTCGGAAGCCTCGTTTGCCCGAACCTTCTTTTCAAGGGCTGACAGTTCCCTCGCCATCTCCTCATCGAGAAGCCTAGCCCTTATCGCATACGCCCCCTCGATGTCTCCAGCAAGTTCAAGTTCCTTCGCACCCTGCTCCCTTATCTGTATGTTCTGCTGTAACAGTTGTGCGTTTAGGTTCTCTGTGGTCTTGAGCCTTTCTTTGGCAAGCCGTTCCGCTTCCTTCTGTGCCTCGTTGTTGTCCTCGGTGGCTTCCGTGTTCTCCTCGGTCTTGGCTGTGTCATTCTCTGTGGCTTCTGTCTTTCCCTCTATGGCTTTGGTTGCATCTGTGACTGTTGTGGAATAGTCAAAGACCGCACCCGTGGCTCTGTCGAAGGCATCCGCACCTTTCCCCAATGCCACAGCCATGTCTACTGCGGTTGCGGAGTAGTCCTTGACCTCGGTTGCCGAATCCTCCACAGCACTGGAGAACGACACAAGCTCCTGCTCCGTCTCCTCCACCGCATCGCCGAATCCGAGCATCTTTTTGATGCCGTCACCAAGCCACCCGAAAAGCCACTTGATGCCGTTCACGATGCTCTCTATCCATCCGACAATGGTCTGCATGACAGTGACAAGCGGAGTGAGGACTGCGTTTATCGCATCGGCAATCAACTGGAATATCGGGGTCAAGAGGTTGAGCAACGGTGTGAGCATCGAGGACACCAAATCCATGCCGATGCCCAGCACATCAGTGGCGATTGACAGTATCGGGTTGAGTATCGTGAGGACGGCGCTCAGCACAGTACCGACCAGCTTCAGCAGGGAAGCCAAAGGCGGAAGCACATTCTCGATTATCGGCACAAGTATGTCCATGACGGACTTGACCACTTCCACCAGAGGCGGGAGCAACTGCTTCACCAACTCCCCGACAACGGGGATTATCGGCTTCAAGGCATCGAACACCGCATCCAACAGCTCCTTGACGGTCGGGAGCAAGTCCTCGACCATCGGTGCCATCTCCTCACCGACCTCGGACAGCATCAGCGTTACCGAGTGCTTCAGCGTCTCGATCCTGTCCGCCGTGGTCTTTGATGCCTCGTCCGTTGCCTCAAGCGTACCCTCCGCATTTGCTACGGCTACTGCGAACTCGTCGAAGTTCAGCGAACCGCTCTGCAATGCGGACACCATGTCGGTGGCTATCCTGCTCCCGAAGGCTTCCACTGCCAGTGCATTAGCCTCGGTCTGGTCTGTTGCGTTGGTTATCGAATCGAGCAGGTTGTCCCAATCAGTCCTTGCGTCTGTCCCTGCTATCGCCGAATCCTCGAATGACTTCTTCATCGCCATGAGGACTGCGTTGGAGTCGATGCCCTGCTTCTCGAACTGCATCATCATGGCTATGGCATCGTCCATCGAGTAGCCCATAGCCTGCAACGTGCCAGCGTTCGCTGTTAGGTTTGCGGTGAGGTTCGCCACGGAGACACCGCTCGCCTGCCCAGCAACAACCAGCTTGTCCAAGAGAATCGGAAGCTGGTCTGCCTCCAAGTTCCATCGGTTCATCGCCTGCGTCACGCCGATGACGCTCTGCTGTACATCCTGTCCTGTCGCACCTGCGAAGTCGAGGAAACGCCCTGTGGTCTCCTCAAGAGCCGTACCTGTCAGACCGAGCCTTGTGTTGACCTCACCGATGGCACGGGACACCTCGTCAAAGGATTCCTCGCTGTGGGCATAGACGGCTTTGGCTGATTCCATCAGACCGCTCAGAGCCTCGCCAGTCGCACCAGTCGCATTGACGATGTTGGCCTGTCCGCTCTGTATCTCGTTGGTGGCTTTTGCGACCTCCTGCCCCAGCTTCATGACGGCGACACCGACAGCCGTGGCTATCGCAACACCCTTCACGGATATGCTCTCGGAAGCCTTGCCGACCTCCGTATCGGTCTTCTTGGCTTCCTCCTGCGTGTCCTTCAGTTCGTCTTGGAAGTCCTCAAGCCCTCTCTTCGCACCGTCAACATCGGTGTCCACTTGGAATATCAGTTTCCCGACAACATCATCCGCCATGTCTCGCCCACTCCTTGATGAGTTTTCCGAAACCTGAGAAGCCGTTGTCCTGCGTGTCGGTCAAGGCGTACTCACGCTTCAATGACATTATATCAGCGATCTGCTTGGCATTGAATTTCGTGCGTTGAGGTATCTCCATAGTACGTATGCGTGTTATCTCCGCAAGCCTTGTGTCTGACGGAAGCCCCTTCAAGAGTGCGATGAAACGCTCGATGGTCAAGTCCGTCTCGTCCAAGTCTATGCCGTATGTCTGCATGAACCCTGCGTAGATGTACTCCGCATCCTGCACTATGTCCATGGAGGGCTTTCTGTCTGAAGTTGTTCTTCTCCTGTCGGAGAAAAGGGAGAAGAAGGCTATCACCGCATCGGTCTCCCTGCCTTCGGGTATGGTGTCCTCAAAAAGCAAGGGGAGGACGGCTTGTGGCTTGTCCTCCTCGAAAATGTCCTTGCTTCGGATTATCTTGAGTGCGGTTATGTAGCTTCGGTGGCTGTTCCTGATGCGATAGGCAACACCGTCCAACTCTATGTGGTCATGCCGTTCAAGAAGCACCTGCAAGCCTCTTGGCGTATGCTTGGCTCTCAGCCTTGGCGTTGTCCTTCAACGCTGGAAGGTAGACCGTCAAGAAGAACGGATAGACCTTGAGAAGCATCTCGTCATAGTTGCCCTCGTAGAAGGTGAGTATCTTCTGTGTGTTCGCCTCACCGAAAGCCACATTGAAAAGGTATATCACGGTCTGCCCCAAGAACTCGACAAGCTCGGATGTTATCTCCACCTTGTCCTTGGTCATCTTCTCTATCTTGGTCTGGATGTCCTTGAGCTTGCTCTGTGCATCGAGAACCTTTCGGTATACAGCCATGCCCTTGACGGGTATCTGCAGAATCTCACCGTTCACCTCAAGTTCTATCGTCCGTCCGTTTTCCCTTTCCAGCTTGTAAGCCATTCTCACTCCTCCGTCACTGTGATGTCGAATCCAGTGGATACGGAGACCTCTCCCTCTGTGTAGGTGACGATGATCTCCGTTGTTTCCGCCGTGATGGTTTCGGGGGTCGCTTCAAGTTCATCCGCTCCCACCGTCTTGGTGGTCTCGTCATTGTAGGTTATCTCAACCTCGATTCCAGTGAGGTCTGCATCCTCTCCTGCCACGTATGTTGTCTTGGTTGCTGGTGTTGTGATCTCCGCAGTCTCTGGGACAACCGCAGTCGGTGTGACCGTCCAGTAGCAAGCCTTCTCATGGTAGCCGAAGGTAACAGTTGTCGATACCGCACCGCCCCAAACCTCACGGTTGCATATCGCCTTCGATGTGACAACCTCTGTTGTGCCGTCACGCTTTGTGGCTGTTATCACCAGCCCAGTCAAGTCGAGAGCCTTTCCTGCATACTGCGTGTTCGTAGGCTCTGTTGTGATTGCGATTGAAACTACTGGATTGGGGTCACCTGCACCCCATGCGAACCTTCTGCCCCTCTCGTCAACTAATGCCATGTTCTCCCTCCTCAGATAACATTCATTCGGTAGTTCCTAACGAAGTAGTTCACACCGTACCTCATCGCATCCATTGCGTGGTTGTACATATCCACGGGGTTGCCGTGCTGGTCTACAACGTACATCGTAAGTTCCCTAAGCAAATCATAATGCCCCCATTGGTCGGTGTCAATCACACGCAGAACCCTCTCTGCCATAAGGGATTGCGTCCTCTCGATTCCCACGGCTATGCCCTTGCTGTTGCCCTTGACCGAATGGGCGTTGTTGTCCGCCCCCCTAGTCTCCACACCGCAGACACGCAACTCCTCACGCAACGCAAGACACGCAGGGTCAATCAAGACCTCGCTCCACCTCATGCCCCACTTGTTGACGCAATACGGCAAGAAGTCCCTCGTTATCTCCTTGGCTTGGATTGACAGAGCCTTTGTCATGCCAGTATCCCTGCCCGAATAGTAGAAGCCGTTGACGATGTTCAGCTTGAAGCCCTTGGCATCCCTCGTCACGATCCAGCACAGAATCGAGGTCGCGTCCTTCAATCCTCCGTCACCGCTGAAGTACATCTCTACCCTTTCCTCATCCTTGGGAAGCTCCTTCAGCAGGTTCTCCTCATGGCTGAACATGGAGTATATGACCCCCTGCGGTATGCACCGATTCCCGAACCAGTCCCGCTGGAGCAGAAACGGATTCTTGGACAGTATTCTGTAAAGCTCCTGCTTCCTCTCCTCTGTGAGTATGGGGTTGTCATCCATCGTCCAATGCGACCATATTGTGTTCTGCACCTCAAAGACATCACGGATGACTGGATGCTGTGGGCTTGGTGGGTTCAAGTCTGCGAAGTGGACACGCTTGTGTGATGCGAATGTCCTTCTGAAAGCCTCTTGGATTGTAGGCATCGTTATCAAATCTATCTCGCAGAAGTAGACGCTCCCAAGTGACAGACCTTGGAATGACTTGTAGCTGGATGAATCCCCACCGCCCTTGTAGTAGACCCTCCGCTCCCCTTTCGGTGTCTGTATCAGCAGATGCTTGCCGTTCTCATCGTCCTTGAGCCGACAGCATCCGTTGAAGATGTGCAGAAGCCCCATTCCGTCCGATTCTATCAGCAACTTGTAAGCCTGCTCCTGCGAGTACCCCAAGACAAGGTGGTTCTCGTCCTCCGTCTCTATGAGGAATCGGGCGTATCTGAAAGCACCTGCGGTTGTCTTACCGCTTCGGGGTGACTATGAACCCTCAAGCACTTCAAGGGTAGAATCTGTGAATGGTCTACGAATCGTCTCAAGCTGTTTGGGACTGAACCTCAAAGCACCCAAGGGCAAATCTCCTCATTATTCATCATTTATGCAAAGCGAAAAGTCTCAGCCCGGCTTTGGCGAGACCATTTGCATCTTCATTCCGTCTTTTCCGTATCTTTATTTGAAACCGCATCCAGAAGCGACTGCATGAGGCTTGTGTCAGCCTTTATCTCAACGTTGTCGCTCATGCCCAGCCAGTTCTTGGCGAGGAATATGGCCATCGTTGCGTTCTTCGATGCAAGCTGTATCATGTTTCTGCGGAGCGAAATCTTGCCATTTACCCTTTTTTCTGCGAAAACCTCCGAGAAAGTCCTGCCTTCGTAGTTCTCCTTGCACCATTTGTTGAGGGTGTCATCCTGCACACCGAACCAACCGCACACCTCCTCTAGTGTGCATTGCAAGGCGCATAGTTTCTCGAACTCGGTCAGATCAATGGGCTTTCTTGGTCTTCCCATTTTCTTTGGTTCTGTATCCACTTGCCTCAATCGCTCTCCCTTGTCTCTCAGCCTGCTCCCTTGTGGGGTAGACCTTGCCTGTCTGTCCCCATTGGTAACCGCCGTTCACTTTTCTAACGGGCATACTTGATTTCCCCTCCTGTTTCCATTATCCTATATTTGCATTGATAGTTCAACAAGCAGAACATTCTACATTCCAGTGGAAAGAAGGGAGTGCAAGTCTCACCTCAATGCTTCTTTCTTTCTTCAACCGTAATATGTTCGCCTTTATACATACCAGCCCCGATTTCGTCTATCTTTGAGAATGGTATCTCGGGAACAGCAAGCCTAAAATTCGGATCAAGGATATATATGTATCTCAACTGGAATCCCTCGACAACCTTTGTCCCAAGTTTTTCGGCATACCATTCCATTGGTTTATAAGCACCATTAAGCCCCAAATCTCTTTGCAAAACTTTGTACATGACATTGCTTTTCGCTTCCAATGTCATGCGATGAGCGTAATGTCCACCCCCATTGTACTTCCAGTATTTTTCGGGTAACTCAATCATACTTGCCGTTGAAATACCAGTCAGCTTGAATCCACTCGCTCTATATATCGTGCCGTCACCGCAATGTGTTCCATCTGCGAAGCTGAGAATCCATCTTATATGCGGAGCATTTTTCCTTATCAATTTCAACGCAACGGAAATACATCGGCTTTCGCTATTGCGTGGGAGAACCTCGTCAAATGCCATTCGGTTCAGTTCAAGCATTTCGTTCCATAGGGCTGGCTGTCCTGTTTCCTTGCTGACAACAAGATGGAGAACTTTGCGTCTGTCCAATGGACATCCGAAAGACATAACCCCATGAAGAACCCCATCGAGAAAACATCCGAAATGGAGTTGAGAGTTATTAACAACCTTACCCGAATAATGGTACTTCTTTACAAATGCGTTTGCGATATTCGAAGGAATGACCTTGACCTTTATCTGTTTTGCGATTCCCATGCTCTCACCATAAGATAGACAGCGTTTCCGTTGCCGTTTTGATTATTCTCGTCATAGTAGTCTTTGAAAGTCTGTGTTTTCTTCATGTCCTCTATGGCTTGCTTGATTTCCTCGGCTTGTTCGTCAGAAAAGGTGAAGGACATGGTTTGCACAGGGGCTTTGTCTCCGTCAGCAAGCGAAAAGTCCTCACCGAATCCTTCTTCCCCAATTGAATCAAATCCGAATCTGCTCATGTCCATATCGAGAAGGCCTGCCAATTCCAAGTCCAGTTCCCCGATATCCCACTCTGCCAATTCGTTTGTTTTGTTGTCGGCAAGACGCAGGGCTTTTATCTGCTGTGGGGTCAGATCGTCCACGACAACGCAGGGAACACGCTCCAACCCCAGCTTCAGCGATGCCAGCCGTCTTGTGTGTCCTGCAATGATGACATTGTTCTTGTCAATCAGTATTGGGTTCTTGAAGCCGAACTCCTGTATGCTCTCCGCAACGGCGTTTATGGCTTCGTCCGAAATCTTGCGAGGGTTCTTCTCATAAGGAATCAACTCGCTTAGTGCCTTTGAAACAATCTCAATCATGTATTCACTTTACCACAGTTGTTTCAAAAAGAAAAGGGCAGATATCCTGCCCTCAGTGTTTCACATAAAACGGTTAGAACAATTCCAATTGCCCGCCATCTTCCGTTGAAGATATCCCATTACTTTTCAAAAGTTCTTTTACCCTTTCCGTAAGCAATCTATTCTCCTCACTCAGATTTTCACATTCCTCCTCAAGACTAATGATATATTGGTCTCCCTCTTTTTCTTCTTTGTTTGGTTTTTCCCATTGTTCAACAACTTTCAGTTTTTCGATTCTAAAGTAAACTCGCCCTATGTTCTGCCATTCTTTAAAACCCCAAACAACAAGCCGTTTCTTGTTTCGTTCTCCAATATGTCTTATGTGTTCGATCAGATTATCAATGGTGAAATCCTCGAGGGTTCTGATGCCGTAATGACTTCCAACAAAATCAAGCCTTCTCCATCTCTTATGTCCCAGTTCCCCAAGCGTTATCGCCAACCCCTTGCTTGCCATTTTTACCGCCAAGTCAAAACAATCGTATGCACTTCCGAATGGATCAAGGTCAATCATATCGAATTTTCTGCCCTCGGCATACATCCTGCACAACAATTTAAACGCATCCTCATGAAAATCAGAATCAATGCCTTGTCTATATCATTTGTTACCAAGCTGAACTCGCTCCCACCTATGCCTTTATAATAGGATTTGACACCGCAATACAAATCAAGCACTGACTTTGGTTTTATATCATTCAGAAAACGCCCGTTGAGTTCATATTTCTCGATTATGTGTTTTTTGTTGTAGGTATCAGCAGACTTCCCTAATCTTTTCAGCTTTATTGCAATACTTGTTTTTGATCTACCCATACTCTCAGCAATATCATCATTATTAAACCCTTTCTGTTTCATTGATTTCATCCATTCGATTTCTTGTGCCGTCCAATCCCTTGGATTCGTTGCAGTATATCCGCAGTTCTCTTTTGTCTTTCCCTTGTACTCATCGGGCATCTTCATTACATCCATATCTGAATCTCCTAGAAAGGTTTTTGCGGAGCAGGGCGAACATTCTTGTCTCCGCATCTGCCTCAATCATTCTGCATATGACCCATCATCGTTGAGGGTCTTTTCCCATCCGTCAACGCTCTTGTGATAGGCGTTCACCTTGTCGATGCACTTCTTGCAGATAAGGCGGTTGTAGTGCGTTGTGCCGTACCTCGTGCCGACAACTGTGTTGCTCTCCTCTCCACAGAAATCACACTTGCGAACACCCATCGTTGCCTTGATGTCCTCAAGTGACCACGGCAGGAATCCATACTTCGGGTCTCTGATGGCAAATCTGTCTCCACCCCTTCTGACCTCTTTGACGTAGGACAACCAGTCCTCTTTTGCAAGCAAAGCCTCTCTCAGCTTCTCTTCCGATTCGTAAACGTATGTCATGTTTATCTCCTTTGCAGGGGTCTTAGCCCCTGCTTTCTGCAAATTCCTTAGCCTGCTTCATTGTCTTAAAACCCTTAAAAATCTCTCCAGTTCTAAGATTCTGTGCAAACCATTCATGTCTTTCAATTTCGACCTTTGCTTGAACCATCTTGCACCAGTGGAACTTTCCAGTCTTGACATCCTCATCCCAAACCTTCCAGTTGCCATCTGCACTATAATAATTAGCCCACATATAAGACCTTGTTTCTTTCTTCCAACTTGTTGCCATCTATAAACTCCTTTGTAGTTCTTATCTACACTTATATATTACAACATCTTGATTTAAATGTATATACTTTTTTGAAAAATAATCGGTATTCTGACAAAAAAAATGGAGGGACTACTTAAAAGCGTTAAGTAATCCCCCAATGGTCTCAACCCTCGGTCTTCGATTCCGCCTCCAGTTTCTCTATGGCATTGACCACACCAGAATAGAACAGCTTCAAGCCCTCTGCGAAGTGCCAAGCATCGGATGCGGAGAACCCGAACACCTTGACGATGCTCTCCCCTGTCTTCAATCCGTTCTCGTAGCAGATGTTGTCCTTGTTCTCTATCACACTCTTGATGTGGATGGGAAACCAAGCGTACTCCCTTTTCTGCTCGGGGGTCTGCTGTGCCTCCTCGCTCTTCACGAACGCCTTCATAGCCCTCTTGGCCTTTGCGTCAGACAGTCTTTTTGCCATTGTCGTCTCCTTCTGTGAAATAGTATCTTCTGTCATTCATCAAATCAAAGCAACCTAGATTGTTGCTGTCCAAGGCACAACCCAAGTCCCTATGGAAACAGCACCTCTCGCAGTCCTCGTTCTCTCCCTTGAGATGTGCCGTGTACTCCCTGCCGTCATATGATATCACCTCCCCGTCCTTGGGGTAGGTCTTCACCGAATAGAAATGCCTCATGGTGTCCACACCTTGTATCTCACAGCCAGCAGGTTCGCTGGGTCGAATGTTGTCCAATGGTCACACAGACTGGCAACAGCCTCCTCGACTGTCGGCTTCAAGTTCCATCTATGGTAGTCCAAAAGACGGTATCCCTCGTCCTCATGCACAACGGCAACGAAGTGCGAATCCTTGAACGGTCTGTCTGTTGTGGTCACGATCCACTCCTCGCAGACCTGCTTGTGGTACAGACAGTATGCAACCCAAATCCTAGTCCAATCGTCGCAATCCCTTCCAAAGGGCAAGTCCTTGAAGAAATATTCGGGTTTGTCCACGGGAAACGAGTAGTCCAAGAACCCCTGCATCGCATCGGGCTTGTACGGCAGACGATTTATCACGTAGTCGAATGAATCGGAATCCAAGTCCCGAACCTCAAGCCAGTTCTCCAAGTCCGCAAATTCCTGCCAATTCTTGGGGCTTCGCCTTCGGAAGAAGAACCGCTCCAGCTTCAGCCGTAAACGTGCCACGACCCACAGAACCGCAAGCATCAACCTTCTACGCATCACCATTTCCTCCCGTTAATCCGTTCGATTATTGACATGACTAAAGCATACAGCACAAACAGCCCGAAGGCTACAACCAAGACATAGAAAAGCCAATCACTCATTCAATTGCCTCCACTTCCTCTGAGCATCTCATCGTCTTGGGGTCTATTGTCGCAGTCCCCTTTGCCATGCACTTGATCGAGATGTGGGTATCAGTTCTCACAGAATCTCCCTTGTATACGATAATATCCTTGCCGCCAGTCACTTTTCTCTTGCGGTAAATGCAGTATTTACAATTCATTCGCTTGCCTCCAATACAGTAGGTGCTTCATAGACAATCTCATAGACCTTATTTGCGATATCAGCATCTATGGAAACCATTTGCAGATAAGTACGGAGAATATCAAGGACGGTATCTTTGTCTATCAGTTCTCCGTGTGGTTGGACTTCTATTGCTTGATAGTGTCCATGCCCAGAGAAACCAGTATGGTCTTTAACGTGCCCGTCAGAATAAAGTGTCAGTCTGTACGGATAGTTCTTCGGCAGTTTCATGTTCCTGATCAATATGTCACTCATGTACTGGCCTCCAACACGACTTCAAACCTATCGAAAGGGCAGTATGCGAAGTTGCCGCATTCGTCCAAAAGAATCAGGTTTCCTTCCTCCATCAAGGCGAACCCCTCCATGTCACAGTATATGAGCCCTTTTGCCCAATCCTCTTCAAGGGCGAGCTTCTCCAAATCTGGATATTCTCCAGTCTTTTTGTCTATGACTCTGAATCCTCTCATTCGCTTGCCTTCCAATTTGTCGTCTAGTGATTTTTCCTCATAGACTTTGATGTTAGTCACACTGTAACCATTGCGTTCCTCATCACGGACAAGAAAGTTCACTGCCTCTTGAGATGATTCAGCCTCAATATACCTTGCCACATCCCCAGCTGACATTTTAGCGACATCACTGTAATGGAAAGTAAGTATGTATCTCATTCGTTTGCCTCCGTCGGATAACAAGTACTGTACGAATCGTATTTTAGTGGACAACCTTTCTTGCATGAATAAATCACAAGATACAAGTCTGTTCCATCTTTTGCTCCGTCACGAGCCTGCCTGTACAGGTCGCACTTGGAATCACAATCATAACAGGTCATTTCTCTATCACTCATGTACTAGCCTCCAACACAGTAGGTGCTGTCACCACGACACCACAACAACCCAAAGCGTCAAACGGATAGTCGGCAATCGCCAGACGTTTGATCTTGGCTTCCAGAGCATCGGCATCTATGCATCTGCCATGAGGTTTGACCTCTACAAGAGGACAGCCTTCGTGTCTGGTTCCATTTTTCCCGATTCTTTCGTCACGCAAAATGGATTCGTAGTCTTTGTATTCGTTCAGAAGATTGCAGGTACACCAAAATCTGCATTTTGAACAGTTTTTCGGCATATCCATGCCCTTGATTAAGATGTCAGCCATTGCTCTTCTCCATAGCTCCGTTCAAAGCATCTACAACGTTGGGGTTGTACTTGGTGCATACAACCTCTTCGCCAGTATTACCTTCTTCATCAATCCAAGAGAGAACAGCCTCCTGCACCATCATGGCGACTCTGTGTTCATTCTGTTTGGTGTCGATTCGAACGATTCTCTTCGGTACTATCCCGTGACCTGTCAGCAGTCCGTGGAGCTCCACAGGCTTGTCCGTCTCAATCAGATATCTTGCCATTGTTCTTCTCCTTGCGCTTGATAATTCGCATGAATATCCTATTGATTTTCCTCGATTCCAAGAGAGGACACCAACTTGGACGGCCTTCTTTCATGTTCTCTATCGGTATTCTTTTATACTGGTAAAACTTAGGATTATTTGGCATCGGCTCATCCGTAAGTCCACACGTAAAGTTGTATTCAGCAAGACAAATACCACAACATCTTGGAGGTCTTTTGTTCTTAATCAATAAATCCATTGTTCTCCTCCTTGAAAGATTCTATCTTCTGCCACTCTATTGGTTTCCAAACATCATCTGCTTTGATTGCGCCATCTTCATATATGTACCCATCAATGGGGTCTTTCTTTCTTCTGACCGCACGATAGCCGATTGTGCCCTTGTACCGACCCTCGCAGACACATTCGTATTTAATTAGAAACCATCCCACATCAGTTGGTGTGCCTGTCTGCCAATCTGAGTCATCGAGTTCCAGCAGGATCTCATATAGCATCTTCTCCATCTCAGACCATCCATAGTCTTTTTCTTTGAATACACGGATGGCATTAATGGCTTGTTGGGTTCTTGTTTTCAGTTGATCTCTTGTCATTCAGTCTCCTCCTTAAAAGGCTCTATCCTCTGCCAAGAGATTACCTTCTCTTCAAGGTTGTAATATGTACCCTGTATTGTCATCCTCCATCCACTGTTGCTCCATAACGCAACTGTGTATGCAGTAGTGTCCTTGTGGTAATGCCCATCGAGTAGGACTAAATACAAACCTTCTTCTGTTGGTGTGCCTGTGTGCCAATCAGTTACTCTGCTATTCCATGATTCCATAGCTTCTTCACCAGAGCGGAACCAACGAAGTCTCATACCGCAACCTAGACACTCAATTGTGAATTTGTCTTCAGTAAGATGCGTCAATATCCTTCCCGCTCCTCCACAAAATGGGCATGGTTTTAACTCAGTCATATACAACCCTCCTTGTGTGCCGTGTACCACTCATCAGCCCTCTCGTCCGCCAACTCCTGCTCGGTCTTGGGTCTTTCGCTGTTCCACCACTCCATCCCATCGTCTATTCCATCGCACACGGCATCATTGATCGCCTCGATGAAATCCTCGAACAGCCCATCGAAGTCGCTGTCCTTTCCGTCCCAGTATCTCTTCTCTGCATTGTCCTTGGCGAAGTCGCTCGCCTGCCTTGTGACCTCTTTCAGAAACTCCTTGAATGTCATGCTTATCTCCTTTGTAAGCTGTCTCTTACGCTTATGATTATACAGCCAAGTGAAATGAATGTAAATACTTTTTTAATAGTTCTTCATCACCCCGATGTTGTCCGTCCCCAACCTTTCAAGAAGTGCGATGTCCAGCATATCCATCAGTTCGGACTGCGTAAGGTTAGAGCCTATCAAGGTTCTCCGCTTCTCTCCATATCGCTTTATGAGCAGGTTCTGGAAGAAGGTTGCCGTGAAGTCCGACCATTTGCCTCTGCCATATTCGTCAACGATCAGAACCTTCGGAGCAAGCAAATCGGAGAACAGACCGAACAGCTCACCCTTGGTCTGCGCCTCCCTCAACATAAGCTCAAACTCGAAGAATGTCATGTACTGCACCAATGCCCTCACCTTCCTCACGGCATCGATGTCCATCTCATATGCCAAGTTGCCATCATTGAAAGCCTGCTCTATCATGTCGTTGGCTATCCCCGACAGAATCCAGCTCTTGCCAGTCCGTGAAGCACCGCACACAACCGCAAACCGCTCACCTCTATCGAAAATTTCAAGAACCTTCCGCTGGTAGTCCCTCGGAACAAGAGCCTTCCTGCTCGCATCCATGTTCTCCGCCCAAATACCGCAAGCCTTTTTCAGTCCGTTCAATGTCATCCCTGTCTCCTCCTTCTCTCCATGTAGCTCTCCATGTCGAAGTCCTCATTGTAGTCCTCATTGCCGTGAGCCACCTTTCCGACAGCTTTCTGTTCATTCTGCCCACGATCCTTGTACTGCCCTTCAAGCACCTTGAGGAAGTTGTTGCGGTTCAACACCCAATCGAATGAGCATTGCCATCTTCCCGATGTGCCGTTGAGGAACGATGATGTACGGATGTTCTCAATCACCTGCTCGAACTGTCCCCAATCGTACTCCTTGAGCAGGTTCTTCAATGCCGACTTCCTCTTGTCCGACAGTTTCATCACATTCGGCAAAGAGGGGATGGAGTTCCATAATTCAATTGCTTTCTCCGCTTCCGCCTTCGGGAATATCCTCTCTTTGATGTCTTTCTGTGGGTTTTCGACAACAGATACTTCAGTATCTGTAGAAAGATTATTATTATCAGAGTCTTCAGTATGATGTAAGGTTTCTTTACACCCCCCCTGTAAGGTTTCTTGACAGGGTGTAATCTTTTCAAGGTCTGCCTTGTAGTCGCACAGCTTGACTCCGTTGACCTCTTTCTCTCTCTTGATTATCAACTGTTTCCCCAACAGCTTCTTGAGAATGACCATTGCTTGCTGTCTTGTTATCCCTGCCCAATCTGCAAGATACCCAGCTGAACCGCTGAACCATGAACTGCCGTCTTGAGAAAAACCATAAATTACAGCATAAATCAGAAGCTCATTACCTTTCAAACCTAAACGTGTACGCATCCACCCTTGGAAATGCAGATAACTTTCATCTTTGACTTTCATCGTCTATCCTCCTCTTCATAGGTAGGAGACAGAATGATGTCAACTTGTGATGTCCCTTTTACTGTCTTTTTGCTCGCTTTAATCAATCCAATCTTGATAAGACGGTTGATTATCTTCTCAACCCCATCCTCATCAAGTCCAGTCCATTCGCTGAACTGTTCAACATCCAGAATGAAGTTCCTGTACTGATAGATCATGGCGTAGATGATAAGCTCCGACCCTCTTAGATTGAGTTCATTCACCTGCCATCCCTGCAATCCTACATAATGTGAATTTTTGATTTTCATTTCCTTCTCCTAATAAAAAAATTAAAACCCTTTCACAGAAAAGAGGTGTTGGGACGTGTTGATACAGTTTTCTCTCCATACCAACAAACACCCCTTTTTTGCAAAAGGGTTTTGTGTTCTTCGACCGTCCCTTATCTCTGAACACTTACATTATAACCACAGCAAGGAAGAAAATCAATCCGCCTTGCCGTGAATCCTATCCGATGCCATCTGCACCTGTATCGCCTTGCGTGCATAGTCGCTCTTCTTGTAGTGACCTGCGACCTTCTCAAGCTCGTCGAACTCGGTCTGCGTGAGCTTGATTATCATTATCCTTGTCCTCTTCTCTCTCTTAGCCATGCCTTCAACTCCTCTGCCCTCTGCTTGTAGTATCTCGTCCCATGCTTGACCATAACCCGTTTTCGGTTCTCCAGCCACAGCACAGTCCATTCTCCCTCGTTCTCGATCAGCCAGTCACGATAAAGCTGGTGCATCTGTCCTGCGTTGCTCTCAAGCTGGTCTTTGCCGTTGCAGGACGCACAGCCTGCCCATACGTTCCTCGGCTCGTCCTCCAAGGCTCTGAACTGACGGGGTATGAAATGCACCGCCACCGATTCCTCGACCTTGAGCCAACGCCTGCAATATGGGCATTGGACGAATCCGTTATGCCCCTCCGCAATCTGCAACTTTCTGACCTTCTGGAACAGGCTCAACGCCTCCTCACGTGCCGTCATTCATACCTCTCACCTTGTCGAGCATCCTCTGCCACTTCACAAGAGGAATCTCCCCGATGTTCTTGACATGGTAGTAGTCGAGAATCTCCTGCACGTTCTTGCCCTCAAACTCCAGCTTGGCAACGATATCACGAATCTTCTCAAGCGTGTCATGGTCAACTCCCATCGGCTGTGGCTGTGGCTTGTCCTCGGTCTTGGCTGTCCCCTTGCCGTTTCTGAATTGGTACACAATCTCGCCCTTGGATGAAAGCACCAACGTGCATATCTTGTCCGAGACATCGTACTGGATGTCCTCGACCTTCAAATCAAAGCTGTTCACCGACTTGTCGAGCCAAATCTGCGGTGCGGAATAGAGTTCCCTGCCGATTCCGAACATGAACCCTGCCCTCTTGAGAGCATCGGAAGCCTGCCCCTTCTCCGCTTCGATGTTGCTCTCCGCTCCGTTGCTCTCCTTCCATATCCAGCCACCTCTCGCCTCGCTGAACACCCCAAGGTTACAGAACAGCTTTCCGTCTATCGGATGATATTCGACCTGCCATCCGTCAATGCCGAAAATCTCGTCAAGGATGTCCATGTCCGTCCGTGCTGTCTTGTACAGAAGCACCGTGTAACGTGTCTTGTCCTTGTTCCAGTTCCCTACCCTGCACTCTATCTCGTCTGCGTGCAGAAGCCTCTTCTCGCCATTCTTGGTAAGTATCATAGAATCCTCCTATGCAGGGCATCAGCCCTGCTTGATTAAATAATAAGGTAAATACAATAAAATGTAAATATCTTTTAAAGAAAAAACAGACAAAAGAAAACCCCAAGCCGAAACTTGGGGTCTCTTAAAAAGCTCTATTCTAGGAGGATTACCGCCTACAGTATGAACCCGTCAGAACGGTATGTCAAGGTCTTCCTCCCTCGTCTCCTTCTGCTTGGGCTTTCCCCAAAGCATCTCAAGGCTGTCAATGATCATCGTCCACCTTCTCACGCTGTTGTCCGATTCATGGCTCTGGAAGTGTCCGACCACCTTGACCATGCAACCCTTCAACAGGTGCTGGAACTGCTTCTCCAAGAGGGGATGGAACGCCATGCAGTCGAAGTAATCCGTCTCCTGTTTGTCCCCGAACCCTCTGTTGCTCGCCACGGAGAAGGTGTATATCAGCTTCCCCGTCTTAGTTGATTTCTGCTCACAGTCCTTTGTGAGCCTTCCGATAAGTACGCAATCACAACTCATTTTTCTGCTCCTTTGATGTTGTTTTTCTATTCCATCGGCACGGTGATGCCAAGCTCGGATGCAAGCATCATCGCACATTCTATCAGTATCGCACATTCACTCACGCTACTGTCCGCCTCGCTTATCCCCCTCGGATTTCCGTACCAATCGGTGACCACCTCCTCGGTGACCCCTCCTGCCCCGACCTTCCGCTTCGTGAGCATCGGATACCCCATCTCGACAGCCCGTGACTTGACATACTCCTTGGTTGTCTGGAAGTCCTGCCCCGTCTCTTGGCAGATAATCTGAAGTATACCATTGAAACAATGGTTCTGCGACTTGTACCCCGTTGTCCTCGGTCTGAACGGTGGCTCGATGGTCACCTTAACCGTCAAGTCCTCAACGGAGCATTTCGCCTTCTCCGCCCACATGGAAAGCGTCTGCCGATTCATCCGCAGAAAGCCCTCAAGGTTCTTTATCCTTGTGTTTCCCTGTATCTTTGCCATCTTTCAGTACCTTCACCAGTTCATATGTCCTCAATCGTTTCAGTTTGCTGGAATCGACCCACTTCTCAAGCCTCCTCGCAAGCTCCCGCCTGTAAGCCGTCACCGCTATGCCAGCCATCACGCACAGATCCTCGCACCATCCATCCTCGGCGAATGATATCAGCCGATTAGGGTCGTGTCCCCTCCCTGCATCGACAAGCCCCATCCTCAAGACCGCAGATGCGAGGTTCTTCATGCCTTTCAGTTCGTTCTGCGAGAGCATCTTTCCTCCTTGGTCGCCACATGGTCTGCCTTCCACCAGATGGACTTGCCGTAGTCGAAGTAATGCACATCGCCCTTCTCGGCTCTCCTCTGCCTCAGAACACGCTGGATGGTGTCGGAGTAGGGCAGACGCTTCTGCCCTGTCTCCCTCATGGCATAGAATCCGAAAGCCCTTGCTATCTCCCTCGCTTGGAACGTGTCCCTCTTCTTCAAGCTGTCAACATACTCGTTGACGAACACCGCTATGCTCTTCATGCGTCCTCCTTTGCGTTCCTGTACGGGCAAAGCCCGCACTTCCCAGCCACGCAGTAGCTCTCGCACTTCACATCCCTGCCCTTCCGTTCCTCAACGTAGAGTTTGGGATCGTCCCCTTTCGCCTCGATGGCATCATCCTCGTTGTCATACAGCTTCAACGCCTTCTTGTTCCCTTCCTTCATCAAAGCCCATTGTGTCGGCTTCGCCCATCTCTCCTCTGCGGAACAGCACCCGAAGTCCTGCGAGACCAGCATCTGCAAGACCTCGACAATCTTCTCAGTCCATTCCTCCTGCACGCCGAATATCTCCGCATCCGAATACTCGAATCTGATGGGCACTATCGGGGACTGCGGATAGCTCCTGTCACGCTTGGCCTCTGTGGGCGACCAGTCCTTTATCAAGGCGATGAACCTCGCCTTGTGCCACAGCTTGCCTGTCTCCATGAACCACAGCCACAGATAGCCCTTGCCCTGCTTCCTCCAGTCGTCGAAGTCCTTGTATATGACCTTCCAGCTTGCACAGGTCTTGTAATCGACACATTCCTCAAGAGCCAAGTCCATAACATCAGCCGTACCGCTCACCGTGAACCCTGCGTAGACATCGGCCTCCATGTAATGCTCGTTCAGCACGTTGTCCGTCTCCTGCTCCTCGAACAGCTTATGGACGGCAGACCCCAACATCATGTTGACGGCATCAGCAACATCCATCTCCAGCTTGTCTGGGAACATCCGCTCAAGTGCTATCTCCGTAGCACCCTTGAGCATCTGCGTCACGGAGAAATCCGCCTGCCTGTGTCCGTCCCTCTCCACAACCTTGACCATCGCCCTCGGCAGACCCATCTTGTTCGTGTACCTCATGTCATACCCCCTTGTCCACGATGCCTTTGTCGCTGTCCTCTGCTTTCTCCAGTTCCCTAACCACATCCTCAAGGACTATGGACTTGGCAATAAGCCTGTCGTGCATCTGCTCAAGAACCTTGCGGTAGCTTGCATCGTAGATGCTGTCGGGTCTTGTCCCCTTGTACCTCTCCTGCACATCATGCAGTTCTGTGTTGACCTTGGCTATCATGCCCTTCACGATCTTGATTGCCTTCTCCATAATCATCTCCTTTCTATGAGTCCAGTATGCTCATAGTATCCATATAGGTTTCTGTTTATCGTGAAGGACGGCAGACAGTCCTGACCATCCTCCGCCACATATTCCGCCCTCTCGCCATCCGTTGCTTTGAGGTGGAACAGATGCCCCATGTAAACGATGTCCTTTGCGAACTCTGGTGCTGGTTTCTTTTTCATGTTATTCTCCTTTGCAGGGCATCAGCCCTGCTTCTCATTTATCATCTCATCTGCTTTCTTGCAGATTGCAATAATCATATTGAAAACATCCTTGGCAATCCTTTCTTCCTCTGTGTGGGGGATAATAACCTCAATGCCATTATCGAAAGCCTTCATCTGCATATCATTGAGCATCTTTGTTAACTCTTCTCTTGTCTTTGTCATGTAAAACTCCTTTGTAAGTCCTTGCTTACACTATTATATTAACCCATCTTCAACTAAATGTAAATACTTTTCTTAAAGTTTTTTCATTTGTTTTGGCAAGATAACTCTCAAATCTCCATGTATTTGTTTAATCAACGGTGAGATATCACCATTTCAAAGAAGAATATCCCTTTGATTTCAGTTTTTCGTGCAAATGGAATGTACATAAAAAAGAGCCACCCTCATTTGAGAATGGCTCTGTCCGTGCGTTCCCTTTCGGATTTACGCACGCCTTATGCGACAACCTCTGGTGCGCCGTTGAACTCAAGAGTGAAGCTGATGTCGCTTCCGTTCTCGGTTGCACCCGAAAGCTCCTGCAGGTCTGTGATTGTCACAGATGCGGTGTACTGGTTGAACACATTGGTTGAGTCCTCGGGGTCAAAGACTTTTATCTTGATGTCGGTCTTGCGACTTGAGCCAAGGCTGTACTTCAGACCGAAGATATAGTCCTGTGCTGTGTCACCGTGAAGCCTATGGCCTGTGAAGGTGATGGCAGGGTGCATACCCGTGACCTCTGTCTGCCCGAAGCCTTTGTTGATGAGGTAATACATCTGCTGTTTCACCTCATTGAGAGCCTCGGACACGTTAGTGATTCCGTCACCGATTGTGGCATATGTGCCTGTCTGTGCGGACGGAGTGGTGTTGATCTGAACCTCAACGCCATACATTACAAGAAACTGACCAGTTGATAGATTAGCCATGTTATTTCTCCTTACAGCGGTGTGTCAACCGCCTTCTTCCTGTCGAACCAAAGCACCTCAACCGCAGACCCATACATATAAGCCTCGTCATTCTCCTGCCCCAAGAAGTCGGGGCTGTTGACCGTCCTTATCGTGGTTATCTGATAGGCGTTGGTGCTTTCGTATCCTATCCTTTTCGTCAGAGCCTCGTGGATGTCCACTAGGTTCTGCAATGCCGTTGCCTGTGAACGGTTCTTCGCATTGATGACCAATGTGGTTCTGTGCAGGGAAGTCCTCGGAAGGTACTCCGACATGACGCTCCCCGAACTCTGCTGGACTCCGACCCCATCAGTCGGTGGCATAGCACCGACAACTGGAGTGATTCCAGTCTCAGCTTCTATCAAGTCGCATACATAGTCGATTATATCCTTCATCCAAGTATCTCCTTCTTCGCTAGGTTCTGGAACACGACAAGCCAATCCTTGCCGTATCTGTCCCTAGCCACATGAACCCACATCAGTTCCGCATCGGGGTTCTCGTCATGGGATGGCGTTCCCGTATAGTAGACCCTCTTTGCATACGGAGTGTTCCAAATCAGTTCACCCTTCGCAGGGACGGAAGCCCTTTCGGATGACCTCTTGAGTTCCCAAGAATGTGCCCTCACGTGCTTGTTGGCATCGGCTAGAATCTGCGTTGAAAGCTGATATCTAGCCTTCTCCTCCAGTTCGGTGAACCGCTTCTGGAACTTCTCCACATTGCTGGTCAACTCAACCATGATGCCACCTCAATACAGAAGAACCTCGACATGGTGCAACCGCCCCTCGTCATCGGGGAGCAGGTCAATGCTCCAAACCGTGTACTCCTTGCCCTTGTAGACAACCTTCATCTGCCCGTTGGCGATGTCGGAAGCCGTCTGCAAGCCACTCCAGTCTATCGCAGGATAAGAAACCCTCGGGTCATAGAACAGCACGGCATTGAGATTCACGTTCTTGTCCGTGCTGTTCTTGGTCACCTCATGTGTCGGCTGGATATGAACCTTCTCAAGGTCATAGCTGACATATTCGGCGTTTCCCCAACGGTCTGTGGACTGCACAGCCTTCAAGGTGGCCGAGTGGGTCATTATCCGTTTCGGTATAGTCCTCAACATACAACGCCCACCTGCCTTCCGAGCAAACCTGCCCTCTCCAAGAACCCGATGGCTTTCGGCGAATAGAACATCTTGCTTCCGAATCCGTCTCCGCTCTCGGAAGAACCGCTGACGGACACCTTTCCGACCGTGAACCCCTCGTCCTCAGCCTTGAAACCTATCTCGGTGGAGTAAGCCCCATAATACTCGACCTGCGAGCAGATGGCTTTCTTGACAAGGGTCTGCACATCGGAGGGCATGGAGTTGAAGTTCTCCAACGCCCCCCTAGTGAGGTTGTCAACCGCCTCCTCCGCCCTCATCTCGATGCGTGGGAAGTCCTCCTCCTCGACCCCGATTCCGAGGTAACTGTCTGTGAAGTAGGAGTAGTCAACGAGCATCATTCACCCCTTATGCGTTCGGGTCTGTGGTTGCGAGGTTGACCCAAATGCCGTCCAGTTTGTTGTCGGGGATGATGATCCCGTGGTAGATGCGGAAGGCAACGAGCCAGCAATCACCCTGCTGGTTGGTGTCGGGGTCAATGACCTTCTCAACTCTCGGATAGCCGACAGCCACGCAGGCGTTGGAGGCTGTGATAATCCAGTTGACGTTGACAGCACCGCTTGCTGGGACAACGCCACCAGCCTCCTGTCCGCTTGTTGTCCCGTCATAGGTTGTGAAAGCGCTCTTCATGTAGGAACTCGGAACACCGATGAGGTACTGGTCGTTGATTGCATCCACCTGCATATTGACGGAGCGGATCTCGAAGTCTCTGACCGACAGATACTTTGTGATTTCGCTGGAGGCCATAATCTGAGCCTTGACAGTCTGTGCGACAGCGATGTAAAGCTGTACATCCTCGCCAATCTTGTCCTGTACAGAAGCGATGTCTGCAAGCAGGGATGCGAGCGGTGTTGCAAGTGAAGAACCTGCATAGGTCACATTGCCTGCTGTGATGGCTTTGGTTGCGACTGTTGAGAGTCTCAGCTTGTCGACCTCTGGCACGATGTGCTGACGCATGAACTCGCCCATGATGTTGCCGACTGTCAGAGCGAAGTTTGTCTCGGAGACAGCATAACGAGGGATGGAGAAGCGTCTGCCTCTGTCCCACTGGAGCTGGAACTCCTCATATGCGAAAGTATAATCACCATCGGGGATTGTGCATCCGCTTACTGCACCAAGTCCCTGTAATGTCAGCTTCGGAACCTGAATCTTCTTTCCGCCCTGCCATACGATGCCGTTGGAGTTCTGCTCCATGTAGTTTGTCCTTGAGAGGATTGCGAACTTCTCGTCAAGGACAGAATTGAAAATCTGTGCGTAATTGATTGTGTTTGGCATAGTTTACCTCTTGAAGGCTTCACTGAAAGCCTTCTTGATTAGATCCGCCTCCGATACTGGAGGGTCTGATTTCGGAGGTTCTCCCCCAACCAATGACGGCTTGTTCTTCGGGTCTGCCTTCGGCTGTTCCTCGGTGTCGAAGAACTCGGGGTATTCCTCCTTCACGGCTTTGATGCCGTCCTCAAAGGACTTGTCGGCAGGTAGCCTGCCCTTCACGAAGTCTCTGTACTTGTCCTTGACCTTAGCACCAGTCAACTGGTTGCCCAGCAACATCTCTTGGTACTTCTTGTCAAGCTCCTTGTACTCGTCCGTCTCCTTGACTGGCACTACCTTGTGACCAGCGTCCCAGTCGCTCCGTGCAGTCTCGACAGCCTTCTTCATGGCTTCCTCGGATTCGGTCTTTGTAATCATGCCCTCGATGGACTTGCCATGTTCAGCCATGATTTTGTCAATCGCCTCGTCCTCCAGCCCCAACTCCTTCAAGTAACGTCTTGTAAAAGCCATTATTACCTCGTTTAACGCCCCACGGCGGTTTGCTTTCTGTGTCGCTGTAAGCATCAGCGAAATGTGCGGTGTGACGTACCGCCTCCGACTGTTATAATGTTAACAAACTTGTTTCCGTAAATCAATATATCTGTGTTCTGTCCCACCTTGGAGTTCTGCCAGTCTCTTCACAGAATGCTCGGTACTCGCTTCGGGCTTCACGGGCTTTGCCCTCGGATTTGGCTTTCAGTTCGTCCAATCCACATCGGTCATAAAGTTCTGCCTCCCTCTTGTAGCCCCTTATATCTCGCTCAATAGACCTCTGCTCCTGCGACTGTGCATACTGTTTTCTGTTCTCAGCTTTCTGCTCCTCCGTCTCGACCTGCCTTTCGCGGTTGATGAAAGAGCCTTCCTCAATGTATCGGAAACTGTGTCCGCAGTTGATTCCGAACAGCCCATCGGGTTCGCCGTAGCTGGTGTTCTGTATCGGCTCGAACTCCCACTCCTTGCCATGTGCGTCCTTTATCGTGCCGTATCTTCCGCTCATTGAGTAGCACTTGCCTTGATATGGTTCACACTTGGGTCTTGCCCCTGCGTGGGAGGAAACCAATATAACATCAAGCCCATAGTCCCTGCCCTGCGATTCGACAACCTGCCTTGCCGTCTTTGCCGATGTTGTCCTCAAATCCATCGAGACATATGCTTCGGGTGTCCATTCTCGCCCTGCCTTATCAACGTATGCGTTGATGCCAGCGTCAGCCAATTGCTTCACGGCTGTTCCCACAGCCTGCTGGAACGCCTTCTGTCCAGTCACCAAGTCCATCGTTGCGTTGTTGAGGATTATGTCACGCTCCACATCAAGTCTGCCGACAATCTCACCATATCGGTTCTGAACGCCTGCAAGCATGGTTGTGTTGACGATGTTCAGATGGTTCTCGGCTTGTGCCTGCAACGCCTGTATTGTCTGAAGAACACCTTGCGTCTCCTCGGAATCCACACCGTCAACGGAAAGCGACTTCTTTGCGACCTCATGCAATACAGTCCCCAACAGCTTCTTCGCCTTCTTGGATGTGCTGGCGATCTCCTTGACCGCATCTCTGTTCAGCCCTCCCATGTCAGACAGTTTCTTGATGTCCCATTTGGTCAACTCGAAACCGCCCGTTGCTGTCTTCAGTCTCTTGGCTATCGTCAGCAGAAGGCGGTTCTCGCTTGCCATGTACAGTTGCGTGACAGGATATGAAACTGTGTCTAGGAACTCCTTGCTCAGCATCACCGCACCAAGTTCTGTATCAGAATCGTGACCGCAGGGGAGAGGATTGATGCCACGGTCAGCACGGACATGAACACCTTGAGGGTCTTGTCCCTTCCCTCCGCCCTCGCCTCGGTCTTCACGATGAAGTCATGGAAAACCAGCTCGTTCTCGTGCTGTCTCTCGTTCTCCTTCTCCACCTTCTTCAAGCGAATCTCATGGTCTGTATGTCCGATTTCCAGCTTGTGGACTCTCTCGGTCAGCTCCATAGCTACACCTCCAAGTTAGACCAGTCGATATCGACAGCCCTTGCCGTTGCCATCAGCTTGCCCTCGTCAGAGATCCTCTGCAACTCCGCATCAGCCTCCTCGGGGGTCATGTGCATATACCTTATCATGTAGGTCTTCTTGGACAGAACACCGTTCTGAAGGTCACGAAGTCCGTCAGCCTTCTCGCTGTCCTTGTCTTGGATTATCGAATCATCGAAGGACACGACCACATTGTAGCCGTTCTTAACAAGGTCATAGACATTGTATTCCCTGCCCTCGAAGGTGAAGCTGATGTCATAGGCGCATGATATGTCGATTATCTCATCTATCATGTCCTTGATGCTCTGCTTGATGGGCTTCTGCATCAGCTTGACGGTTCTGTATGTCTTGGAGTTCTCGGATATGACCTCGGTTGCGGTCTTGATTCCACGCCCCTTGTCGAATGACAATGTGCCTTCGCTAAGTCCGATCTGGAACGAGAGGATGTCAAGCAGGGCGTTGATGGCTCTCACATGGTCATCTATCCTCAACTCGACGGTGTTGTCCTGTATCTTGAGCTGTTCCGCAGAATCGGTGTAGAGAGCCTCATAGACCTCATCGTTGGCATCGAAGTACCGATGCTCCATTCCCTTTGAATCTCGCACGGAGCGGACGGCAGAGGCTGGGACTATGATTCGCTTCTTGCCGAGTATCATCTCCATCGCCAGCGAATCGAACGCCACATCCAAAGCCTTTAGGGTGTCCATGCAGTTGGCGTAGATGCTGATTCCGAGCGGTGAGTTGTCATCGAGGTTGTTCGCCATGCAGGTTCGGAAGTATGAGAAAAGCCCCAACTGCAGGTTCGTGAACGGCACGGCATCGGCAAGCCCTGCCCACAGTTCCGAGAACGGGGAACGCACACCGAGAATGTCCTGCGATGTGTTGCCAGTCGGTGGGCTGTCGGTCTTGTAGTATTCGTTGGAGACAACGTACTCCTCGCCGTTCCACTTGTGGAACTCCAGCCTCGTCCAGTACCAGCCCTTGCTAGCCCTTTTCTCGATGAACACGCCTTCGGTGATCCTTGCGTTGTCCCAAGAGAGTGGTATGAACTTGTCAGCCATGCCGAAAGCCAGCTTGACATGGGCTGTGCCGTCAATTATCAGACCTTCCTCGTCACGTTTACCGTCAACGTAGGTTCTGATCGTGCCACCGCCCAGAGCCATGCTCTCCTCGATGAGCTGACGCATCTTCGTGTCGAAGTTGTTCCGTTTGAGGATGCCGTCAATATAGAAAGCCAACGGGTCAACGTCATCGCCTTTCCATCCGTTCTGGTTGACGCAGACCTTAGAGCCTTCTGCCCAGACGAGGTTAGCCATCTCAGAGCATAGAGCCTTGGCGGAGTTGAGCCTGTAACGCTTCCTGCGTCCATCGGGCTTTGCGATCGTGCTGGACTTGACATCATGCCATTCGGGGACATAACCCTTGTAGACCAGCTTCCAAGGGTACATACCCACATTGTAGAACTCGTTGAACGAGGGGACTCCGTTGACCTCGAACACCGATTTCAGACTGTTCTTAATTATGGGCATTGAGACCTCCCATCAGGAGCCATGTTGTGACACCACCCAAGGCGATGCCTGCGACCCCTACTATAACCATTTTAACGCTGTTCCAGCTTGCTACGCTTTTCAGCTTCCTCAAGGATGCCGATGCCTCGTTTAACTGATTCGTGAGCATCTGCAACTGACTGTCCTGCTCTTTCAGCAGATTCCTCAAGCTGTCGATTTCCTGCTCCGATTGCGTCAACTGTTCGTCTGCCTGCGTCAACGCCGTCCTTAATGTCTGAAACTCGCTTTCGGAAAGGGTTATTCCACCCTCTGCCCAGCAGGAAAGCGAGAACAGCACCAGCAAGCAGACCGATGCCCACAAGAACCTTCTTGACCTTCTCATTCATAAGCCCCATGTTTCACGTGAAACGTCATTTCTCCTCTGGAATCCCAGCGAGTGATGTCAGCAACGAGAGGATGCCAGCCAGCAACGCCGAGCTTCCCACCATCAGCCAGTTGACCTCTGACAGAACCGCCGATGTCCCGATTGTCGCAACCGCAGTCTGTGCAACGGTCTTCAATGCTCTGATACCAGCTCCCTTGAGCCATTTCTTCCAGTCTCTCATAATGTACTCCTTGTTCGGTTTTCTTTCCTAAACGATATCACAAGTTAAACGGGGTTTCAACTTCAACGGTTATTGAGACAAGAAAAGAGGGTCGGACGCATCCTCCCCTCTTGGACAATCTCCGCAGAGAGTTGTCGAGCGAATACATTGTACCAAAGATTAACCCCTCAGTTATGAGGAGTTTTTGCCTATCAAATGTAATTGATAGTGCATGGAATATCCGTATCAATGCCAGTTTGCGGTCTGTTGTACCACATGTATGCAAGCTGTCCTGCTGTGCCTTTCTGGTTGCAAGGTGTCAATTGCAAGCCATTATTATTGGAGATTTTTCCTGTCTCGGGAAAAATGGAAATGATTCGGGCTCCATCGACTGGAAGTGTATAAGAGATGTATCCACTCCCAGTAAGAGGAACATTCAGTGTCACAGTTGTTGTCTTAACTAATCCTGCAACAAGGGACGCTATCGCTTCATTCACATTCGTGAACTCGTCATCTATCCTCTGCTCCAAGTCGTTCATGTTCTCCGCACTCAGAGGCGTACCCTCCTGCGTCACCAAGTCGGGGGATGAATCCAAGGTAACCTTGCTACCGCCGTTGAAAATGAACTTGTTGAGACCCTGCCCCAATCGGGCAAGCCATGTTTTCTTGCTGTATGCCATGATTCTTCTCCCTATGAATTGTAGATATTTCCGACTGCATAGATGGCGATCGGCACCAAATAGTCATTCATGGTGCCGACATTGAATGTCGAACCGTCTGTATAAGCATATAAGCAGTCAGTCAGATTTAATCTGCCCGTTGAAGGAATGAATGACAATGTTCTGCTTGCAACATTCATCCTCGATGAAATACTACTGACCGAGCAATATTGAAGAGGGAGCGAATACGAGCCACTTCCCACCCTACTGCTTACTCTCTGATACAGGAGATGACTGGTCTCCATCTTGTACGCAACAATAACATCGTTAACCCCTATCAAGGCTTCAATGCTGATATTCTGTGAACCCATTGAAGCTGTTGGATTCGGATTTTCCCATATCTTGGTCAACTTCAAACCTACGATGGCTGTTGCGTTCGCTTGGATTGCCGTCTCATTGGCGTTGACTGCGGTCTCTATCCTATCCTCCAAGTCATTGAGGTTCTCCGCTGATATCACATCACCCTGCTGTGTGACCGAATCGGGGCTGTTGACCAAGGTCTGCTTGTCGTTCGCATCCTTCTCCCCGATGATGAACTTGTTGAGTCCTGTCCCTATCCTTGCCAACCATGTGCGTTTGATGAAAGCCATGCCGTCCTCCTCAGATTATCACGTAGTCCTTGCGGATGAAGGTCACCTCCATCGTGTCGTTCTTCTCAAGCGAAATCACGATCCTTGAAAGCATCGTGCCTGTGTTCGGGCTTGCCGTGGCATCACCTGCGAACACGCCTATCTCCCTCAGCGAGCCGTTCGCCTGCTCGTTCGTCAAGACCCAGAATGTCTGCATATACGTCCCGACCACAGTCCTTGCCGTGGGTACGCTTCTGAAAAGCTCCGCACCCAACGTGGTGTCCTGCGCCGTTGCTGGCGTGTTGTCCGTGCCGACTGCGAGGTACTTTATCTCCAAGTCAACCGCCGTGTTACCAGCGAGCTGGTTCAGTATCGACTGTCTGTACGCCTCGGTGAGCTGGTTGTCAAGCTCGATGGTCTCTCTAAGCTCCCCGTTGACACGCACCTCTATCGTCCAATGCCCCTTGAGCCTCGTCTGTTCCTTCGTCCTCATTCACTTCTCCTTAACAGCAATATGCCGTTCCTGCATCTCCCAACGGTGAGACGGTCTGTCCGTCCCCTGTCGCCAAGTATACCACAAACGGCGTGCGCCATCCACTTCCGCCACCATGCACAAGGTTCGGCATGATCGTCCCCAACGGCTGGGCTATCTGTCCGTTCTCCATCGACTGCGCCACGAACAGCGATATCGCCACACCGTAGCCCAAGTCCTCGTCCAAGGTAGCCGTGTCCTCCACGTTGTAGTCGAATATGACAGTCTCCTCGGCACGAACCGACAGCTTGGTGATGTCTTTGTACAGCTTTGATATCGTCTCGCCGTAGGACTGCACGAAATCCCTGTCCGTGAAGGTCAGCGTGTACCGAACCGATTCATCGTCATTCAGCCTCAGCGGTTCGACCACCTTCTCCGTCAGCACGAAGTCCCCCACCATGTCCAGTTCGGGGATGTCGAACGTCCATTGCGTGTACAGCTCCAAGTCGTCCAAGTCGAACCCTGCACGCAACAGCGTGTGGATGTCAGTTCTGCACGTGAGCGTGTCCTTCTGCTCGCCGTACTGCGACAGGAGGGAGTCAGCCTTGTTGACAGCATCCTGCCTCGTCACTATCGTGGGGTCAACATACACGTTGTCGATGATGCCCGAAAGCCCTGTCCTCTGTGCTATCTCGGATATCTTCTCGCCGTTTGATATCTCATACCGAATCGGTGCAAGCCCGACATAGACGATTCCGACCACATCACCCACATTGAGCGTGAGGCTTCCCTCATACTGTGAGTTCACGGATATCTGCCTTGAGTTGTAAGACCAGAAGAAAAGCACATTCGGGTCGCTGTCGCTGATTCCCCTCGTCCCGATTGCGGAGGCTGGCACATCCACGCCGTTGATGGTCATGCTCGGTTGCTGAATCAGAGGGAACACCGTGTTGAATCCCTGCCAGTTCTCCGTCACGGTCACGGATTCCGTCTGCGGGTCTGTCGTGAGGAACGCACCGTCAATGATCTGGTTCGTCCTCAAGTCCCTCGCATCGGCCTTGCCCTGCAGATTCCCGAAAGGTGCGTTGTCCAAGGTCACAATCTGCGAGCATCTTGGGAAGTCGTCCAGCTTAACGAAGTTGAACACCTTGTCGTTGGTGACCTGCCATGCCCCACCGATGAACCCTGCAAGCTCGTTCATCACGGACAGCAGATTCATGTTCTTGCAGTTGTATATCTCGAAGGTCGGCGTGTCTATCTGCGAGAGCGTCCCCAAGGTGATGCCTTCGGGTGCGATGTACCGCTGGTAGAGGTCGAACACTATCTCCGTCATGGTCTTGTTCGCATATGACACGTTCGCCACCCTTCTCTGCAGGATGGCGTTGCCGTTGAGACAGTTCAAGGAGTAGACCCTCTGCTCG